TATCCTAGATAAAATAGTAGAAAAGCCTTTAAGAAAACTTAATGATGAGATATTGATTGTAGATAGCATGAATACGTTTATTCGTAGTTTTGCTATGCTACAATCAATGAATACCCAAGGCCACCATACCGGTGGGCTTGTGGGTTTTTTAAGATCATTAGGCTTTCTGACAAGGACTTTCGAACCTACTCGAGTTATCTGTGTTTTTGATGGACAAGGATCCACTATTAACAGGAAAAGCATTAATCCGGAATATAAAGCACAAAGGAATATTAAAAGAATTACTAACTGGGAACTCTTTGATGATAAAGATGATGAGTATGCTTCTATGACCATGCAAATGGGCAGGCTAGTTGAGTATCTTCAATGCTTACCTGTTCAGTTAGTTTCAATTGATAAAGTAGAAGCAGACGATGTAATCAGTTACTTAGCTCAGAAATTTGGGAATAATGGTAAGAAAGTAACTATTGTCTCTTCTGATAAGGATTTTCTACAGATAGTTAGTAACAATATTTCAGTTTACTCTCCTATCAAAAAGAAGACCTACGGTAAAAAAGAAGTAGAAGAAGAACTGGGTATGATTCCGGCAAACTATCTACTAATGAAAGCCCTGTTAGGTGATAATTCGGATAACTTGGATGGAATAAAAGGATTAGGTCCAAAAACACTCCTAAAAGAATTCCCTCAACTAGTCAATAACCCGGAAATAACCTTAGATTATATCTATAAAATATGTGAGGAAAAGTTGCAAACTAAAAAAGTTTTCGCTAATATCATATATAGTTGGGATAAGGTTAAAACCAATTATGTTTTAATGAATTTACTAGAACCGAGATTGGGGGAGCATGAAATAGAACATATTGTTAATAAGATCAAAGAACCAATACCACCTCTTCAGACAGTTCCTTTTATAAGGATGTTAGAATCAGATCAAATTGAGGCATTAAATAAAAACGTAGAAGGCTGGTTGCAGATATTTGCACCACTTACTCTATATCAAAAATAGTTTTAAACAAACAACAGGTTACAATATGACGAGTTTATCAAAATTAAATTTTTACGGAAAAGGGTTTCAATTAAAAGTCTTAGGGGCTCTTCTTACAGATAAGAGATTTCTCCTAAACACAAGAGATTTACTTCGAACAGACTACTTCGATTCAGATGCACATACCTGGATATTGGAAACTACTATCAAATACTTCGATAAGTACCATACAACAATTACAATGGATGCTTTGAAAATCGAATTACAGAAAGTAGAAAACGATATTTTACAGGTAGCAGTAAAAGCAGAACTAAGAAACTGCTACGAAGCATCACAAGAAGATTTAGCGTATGTGATTGAAGAATTCACCACTTTCTGTAAAAACCAGGAACTAAAAGTAGCTCTACTTAACTCAGCAGATTTACTTAATCAAGGAGACTTTGACGGAATTCGAAGCATAATTGATAAAGCAATGAAAGCAGGAATAGATAAAAATATGGGGCATGAATATAATAAAGATATTGAAAGCAGATACCGAGTTGATTACCGGCCAGTAATCCCTACTCCTTGGCCTACTATGAACGAAACAATAGGAGGAGGCTGGGGCCCTGGTGATTTGATTATTGTATTTGGAAACCCAGGAGGAGGAAAATGCGTAGATGGAAAAACCGAAATTGAAATTGAGTATCCGGAGTTTGGATTAGAGTTGCAGAACAATGTAGGAAATCCTTATACCCTCTGGATTAAGCCTTGGGAGGAGTTTATAATAGATAGTCACCATTTATACGGATGGCAGGTTTATAACTTACTAAAAAGCAAGTAGGTTTTCCTCCACCAGAATATATTTCTAAAGCAGAGAAAGAATGCTTTTGGGAATCAGACTGGAAGAGTAGAAAACAGGAAATCATATTAGAATTAAAACAAAAGGTATATGGAAATAAAAATAAGACAAGTTAAAGAAACAGTAAAGATTGAAAATTTATTTTTTAAACTAGGAATAGAGCCCTATCAAAACAATCATTATATACCGGAATTTGAAATAAAAGTAAAGACTCCTTATGGATACTGTAGTATTATGGATCTTTTCACAACAGAGAGACAGCAGACAGTAACCACTTACTTTACAAATGGAAAAAGGCTTATAACATCTGCACATCACCTGCTAAAGACAGAACAGGGAGATTGGAAAAAAGTAAAAGAACTACAGGTTGGTGATTCTGTAATCACGTCTCTAGGAACAACTAGAATTAAAAAGCAGATTTATAAAAAGAAAGAAAAAGTACTTTACGATATGTCTGTTAAGGATGTAAACTGTTATTATAGTAACGGAATACTTTCACATAATTCTTGGTCTATGGTTGCAGCAGCCGCTCATGCAGTTCAATTAGGATTCAATGTAAACTATTACACATTAGAACTAGGAGAGGATTATGTAGGAAAGCGCTTCGACTGTTACTTCACCGGATATGGAATAGAGGAAGTTAATACTCACAGAAAAGAAGTAGAAAAAATAGTAAGTAATCTGAAAGGGAAGCTCATTGTAAAAGAGTATCCACCAAAAGGAGTTTCAGTCAATACAATTAAATCCCATATTCAAAAATGTATTGACATGGATCATAAACCAGACATGGTTATTATTGATTATGTTGATTATTTAAAACCACCCTCAAAAAGTCGTTTCACAGAGAGAAAAGACGAAATAGATGACGTATTCATTGCAACAAAAGGACTTGCTAAGGAACTAAAAATACCTATTCTAACACCATCTCAAGTTAATAGGATGGGAGCTAAAGATAGCGTAATCGAAGGAGATAAAGCAGCAGGGTCTTACGATAAGATGATGGTAGCAGATATCTGTTTATCTCTATCCAGAATGAAAGAGGATAAAGTACTAGGGACAGGCCGGATACACGTTATGAAAAACAGGTACGGAATGGACGGAATGACCTGGGATGCTAAAGTAGATACAAATAATGGTCATATTGAGATTTTAGGTGGCGCCTTACTAGATACTGGTGCCAGTACTTCTTCTCAAGGAAGCTATAAAGAAGTGGCCAATAAATTCTTTGCATTAGCAAACGAATAGGGGTTTTAAATCTATTTATTTCTACAGTAAAAACTATAACACAAATAAAATTTATGAGCAACTTAACAGAACCTAGGCATTTTTATAAGCCATTTGAATACCAGCAAGCATTTGACTACTACAAAGACCAGCACCGGGTCCATTGGCTAGCAGACGAAGTGCCTCTGGCATCTGATTTATCAGATTGGAAAAGTAAACTAAATGAATCAGAAAAGAATCTTATAGGAAATATCCTTAAATCCTTTGCACAGACAGAAGTACACGTAAACGATTACTGGTCGACAAAAGTATCTATGTGGTTTCCTAAACCAGAAGTCCAGGCAATGGCCAGGGTATTCGCTGACTTTGAATCAATTCACGCAGAAGCATATGCTAGGCTAAATGAAGAACTGGGATTAGATGATTTTCAGGCTTTTATGGAGGATGAAGCATCTAAGAATAAAATTGATAGGCTATTAGAAGTTCCAGGAAATACCTTACAAGAACAGGTAATTTCTTTAGCTATTTTTTCTGCCTTCACAGAAGGAGTTAATCTTTTCTCTTCCTTTGCTATTCTAATGTCATTTCAATTAAGGAACTTGATGAAAGGTACAGGACAGATTGTTGAGTGGTCAGTAAGAGATGAATCTCTACACTCTAGAGCAGGCTGCTGGTTGTTTAAGACCCTATTACAAGAAAATCCTGAATTAAATACAGACGAACTTAGAGATAAGATTGTAGAAGCATGTCATTTATCCGTTAAGCTTGAATTTGACTTTATTGACAAAGCTTTTGAGATGGGGGATGTACAGGGCTTGAATATCAAACAGCTTAAGAACTTCATCAAAGCAAGAGCAAATGAGAAGTTAGAAGAGCTTGGATATAAGCCAATTTATAACGATATTAATCCTAGTCAGCTAAGAGATATGGAATGGTTCGGACATTTAACAAGCGGTAAGACCCATCAAGATTTTTTTTCCGGCCGCGTAACTCAATATTCCAAATCTGTAGCTGATTGGAGTGATTTATAGCTTTTAAACTAAGTTATTTAGACTATTTTTGTAGATACGGAGTGTCTATGTACAGATAACCACAACAAGATTTTTAAATGATAAATTGGGAACATATCTACAAAAGCTTTATAGATAAAAAAAGCAATACCGTATTTCTAGAAGGAGTATACACAGAAAAACACCATATAATCCCTAGATACCTAAAAGGTACAGATACCCCAGATAATTTAATTAGACTAACGATTAGAGACCACGTATTAGCCCATTATATTCTATGGAGATGGAAAGGAAATCTTCAAGATAAAATTGCTTATAAAATGAAAGCAGGTCAAACTGAAGAAGGAAATATATTAAGGGTTCAATTAGCAACAGAAAGTTCTAGAAAAGTAAATAGAGAAAGGTGGCTAAAAGATAATCCTATGAAAAATGTAGAAATAAAAGCACAATCCTATATTACAAAAAGAACTAGATATAACGGGAGGGTACATTCTCAGGAAGGATTAGCAAGGATAAAAGAACTATGTAACTCAGGAGGACAGCATTCTAAAGAATCTGTAGAAAAAAGAGTAAAAACAAATACGGAAACTAGAAGTAAAATGTCTGATGAAGAGTATTTCGAGAAATATATTAAAAATCATTTAGGAGAAAATAACATCATGTACGGAAAGAAAAGACCAGGACAACAGGCTGGGAATTACGGAACAAGCAAAGGCTCCTATACTTTAATATTTCCCGATGGAACTAAACAAGAGTTTCAAAAATTAGTAGAATTAATAAAATATGGGGTAAATGAATCAACTATTAAAAATTGGAGAAACAAAGGAGTTATAACAGCTCAGCCAAACAATAACAGATGTAAGTGGATCGGATATTCCATTGAGTATAAGAGGGATACTAAATATGGGGATGGCTGTAAAAAAGCATTAGAAAATAAAAGATTAAAACAGACTAATTAAATACTAATAAATGAGCATACAAGTAGACACCAGTACCTGGATAAAAGGGAAGAATTATCCCGAATGGGCAGATGAAATCGCATTAAGCATTGTTTCTAAAGGATATTTGCTCCCAGAGGAGGATATGTTTAAAGCATTTCATAGGGTAAGTAAGGCAGCTGCAAAGCGATTGAAGAAGAAAGAACTACAGCCTTACTTTTATGAAGCAATGGTTAAAAATTGGCTATGCTTAGCTTCTCCTGTCTTTTCAAACTTAGGAACAGAAAGAGGATTACCGATCTCTTGTTTTGGAATAGATGTTGAGGATTCTATTGAAGGTATAGCAGATTCTAATTCAGAACTAATGAGACTAACCTCCCAAGGAGGAGGAGTAGGAGTTGGTGTATCCAGAATTAGAGGCAGAGGAAAGCAAATAAAAGATAACGGAGTATCGGAAGGAGTAATTCCTTGGTTAAAAATGCTTGATTCAACTATTCTAGCTACTAATCAAGGCACAGTAAGAAGAGGAGCAGCTTCAGGGAACCTCCATATTAATCACCCGGATATCGAAGAATTCTTAGCAATGAGGAGACCTAAAGGGGATGTTAACAGACAATGCTTGAATCTACACCAGAATATAGTCATTGACGATGAGTTTATGTCCCGGTTAGATAACAGAGACCCAAAAGCATTAAAGCTGTGGGGAGAGATATTAAAAACCAGGTTAGAGACAGGGGAACCCTACATTACCTATGAAGATAATATTAACAATGCAAATCCTGTAGGATATAAAAATAATAACCTAAGGGTCTCAATGACGAATATATGCTCAGAAATCGCACTCTACACGGATGAGTTACATTCTTTTGTATGTTGTCTATCCTCCCTAAATGTAGCTCGTTGGGATGAATGGAAGGATTATAAGTTCGACAACGGAATGACTTTACCGGAACTTACAACTTGGTTTTTAGAAGGAGTATTGCAAGAATTTATTGATAGATCTAAAAATTTAAAGTTCATGGAGAATACAGTAAGGTCTGCAACTAAAGGAAGAGCAATTGGAGTAGGTATTTTAGGCTGGCATACGCTACTACAAGAAAAAGAATTACCTTTCGCAAGTATTGCTTCAACTTCACTAAGGAGGCAAATTTCTAAGTTCCTTTACGAAGAAGCAATAAAAGGATCACAAGCACAGGCTGTCGAGTACGGAGAGCCGGAATGGTGCAAAGGAACAGGATTAAGACATACGCATCATATTGCTATTGCTCCTACCGTAACTAATGCACAAATATCAGGAGGAGTTTCTCCTTCCATTGAACCTCTACCAGCCAATGTTTATAACTTAAAGACTGCTAAAGGAGTATTCATTAAAAAGAATCCAAGCTTAGAAAAAACGTTAGCTAAAAAAGGATATAATATCGATAGTGTATGGGATCAGATTTTAAAGGACGAAGGCTCTGTGGTAGGATTACCTGATTATATACTATCTCCAGAAGAGAAAGAAATTTTCCTTACTTTTAAAGAAATTAATCAATTAGAAATAGTAAAACAGACTGCAGCATGTTATCAGTGGGTAGATCAAGCAGTATCGCTTAATTTAACTTTCGATCCTAATGATAAGCCAAGTTGGATTTCACAAGTACATAGGGAAGCTCATAAGCTAGGGATAAAGACTCTTTATTACATGAGAACAGAATCCGTATTACGAGGGGATACTCTATCGAGAATGAGTGATTGTATATCTTGCGAGAGTTAATCAAAATTAGAATATGTTAATTACAGTAATATCAACTTTAATAAGTGTAGTGCTAGGATTACTCTTAGTCTACACTGTTAGATACTATACAGCCAAACTAATTTCTTTAGAAGCTCATATAACAAAGCTAGAGACAGATCATAAAGAAGAGAAGAAAAAAATCAAAAAAGACTCTACTTTTAGATCTTCAGCAGTCAATTGGGGTAAGAGTATAGAGAATTTTGCACCCTTCATCGATACCTTCCCTATACCGGCCGAAGATGTGAATTTCTTAGGAATGCCTATTGATTTTATAGGTTTTACAGAAACAGAAAGTAAAACTAAATGTCAAGTTCATTTTATTGAAATTAAGAGCGGTAGTTCTTTTTTATCTCAAAAGCAAAAAAATATCAAGAAAGCAATTGAGGAAGGAAGAGTACAGTGGCATGAAGTCCGGATGGAAAGTAATCCGACAAAAAAGGTTGTAGATCAGTAAAATAATTCATATATTTAAGAAAAGAAAGAAATAATATGTCAAAAAAAGTAATTAAATTCTATGCTACCTGGTGCGGACCTTGTACTGCTTTTGCTCCTGTATTTGATAAAGTAAAACAAGAATTAGAAAGTCCTGAAATTGAGTTTGAAAATATAAACGTAGACGAGGATGTTACGGGTATTGCAGCACAATACGGAGTAAGATCAATTCCTTATATGATCCTACTTCAGGATGGACAGAAAGTGAAAGAACAGGTCGGTGTTTTGCCTGAAGAAGTATTAAAGAATTTTATTTTAAACTAAAACTAATAATAAATGTTACGAAATCCAAGTTCAATCCCAGCAGGGGACACTGTTGTAGAAGATGCATCATTAGAGCCATTTTTTATAACTAATTCTAAAACAAGCGGTTACACAGTATACGAGAAAGTTACTCGAGGAAAAGATAACAGACAATACCTACGAACAGTAGGATATCCAGCTACTTTTAATAATGCCTTACGAGTAGTAGCAAGAGAGAAGCTCAATGCAGGAGACGGACAGAAGTACAATACATTGAGTGAATATGTAACGAAATGGGAAGCAATAGCCAATTCTATATCAAATGCTACTAAAATGACTTTATAAAAAAAAGGTTTTGCCTATAACCTTGATAATACCTGGCAAATATTAAAATCAAACAAACAATGAAAAAAGCAATTTTATCTTTATCCGGAGGGATGGATTCCTCTACCCTATTAATTCACTTATTAGCAAACGGCTACGAAGTAACAGCTCTAGGCTTTGATTACGGGCAAAAGCATAAAGTAGAATTACAACGAGCTAAAAGCCTGGTAGAGTATCTACAAAGCAAAGACCAAAAAGTAACACATCAGATTATTAAGCTAGATGGTTTATCAGAATTACTAAATTCTTCTTTAGTAGAAGGTGGAAAAGATGTACCGGAAGGACATTATGAACAAGACAACATGAAAGAGACTGTTGTTCCTAATCGAAATAAGATATTTAGTTCTTTAATTCAAGCAGTTGCTCTATCTGTAGCAACAACAGGAGAAAAATCAGAGACAGTTATCGCAATGGGGATTCACGCTGGAGATCATGCAATATATCCAGACTGTAGACAAGAGTTCCGTGAAGCTGATATGGAAGCTTTTCGAATTGGAAACTGGGATAGTGAACTAGTTAGTTTCTATACCCCCTATTTGGAAGTTACAAAATTACAAATTCTAGAAGACGGACTAGCATGTTGTGAGAAATTAGGATTAGATTTTAATGAAGTGTATTCTCGAACTAACACATCCTATAAGCCGATCCATGTTACAGGGGATGTATGGGTATCTGACTATAAATCAGCAGCTTCAGTAGAACGAATTGAAGCATTTATCAAACTAGGACTTCCTGATCCGGTTCAATACGGGGAAAGGCTACCTACAGGTGTTGTACGTATTGTAGGTTGGAGAGAAGTAGTTGAGGCAGTTACTGAGGTTCTAGAATCTCATCAGAAATAAAAGATAGGGGAATAATACTCCCCTATATTTATATTTAAATATATTACGATGATAAAACTCCTCGATATTCTTGCTGAAATAGAACAGAACAGATTAACTCCTCAAGAACGAAAAACAGTAGATGATTTACTCTTTTCCCTTGAAGAAGATCAAGGTGCATTTTTACAGAAAGTAGGAGAGTACTTCAAAAAAGGATTACTAACAGCAGGTGTAATATCAGCTTTATTAGCTTCTCCTAACATCTCTAAAGCAGATAAACTAGCAATAGGTGATATAACAAAAGGAGGAACTCCTACAACTACTACAACAGGAGCAAGAACTACTACAGATGTCGATGGACTACTCGGTTCAGTTACTTCTAAGTATCAGATTCCTGGATCCTTTAACATTTCTTCTAAGAAAGATACTACAGATACGGGAGTTAAGGGAAATGAGTACTTATCTACTAAGTTTATGACTAAAGATGAAATGAGTCAATGGAATGCTTTTATAAATTGGTTAAAAGCAAACAAGTACTCTGGAAGCTTAAGAATGGATAATATTGATTACAGTAGAGGAGTTTTAGCTCAATATAGAAAAATAAATCCAAATTTCTATATAACCCTAGATAACTACACAGAAAAAGTAGAAGCCGTACAAAAGACGCTTAGAGATTATAAACAATCCTTGATTGACATGATTAAAAAGGGAGATAAAAGCGTAAACATAGGAACTACTAGCCCAGATGAGATTATGCCAGGAATACTTATAACAGGAAAAGATAGAAAATAAAGTTGGCAGTTCTGATTAATATTCGTATCTTTATATTATATAAAAATCATTTAAAAAATAAAAATTGTTATGAAAATTGAAAAGATTTTAGAAAAAGCACATGAAAAAGATATCTGCAAGATGGTCGAGTACCTAGACGATAATGATATTGATTTTTCTATTTCACCAAAAGACAAGTTTACTTTAGATTTAGGTTTATCATCTTTAATAATTACACATTTTGACGAACCTAAAAAATTAGATTTACTATTTTTGGATGGCATTTTAACATCTGTTAAATTTGACGATAAAGAACCTATGCTTATTGATAGGGAAGACGTTCTTATTTAAAGAAAAAAATAGCCCGAAGTACAAGGGATCGAAGACAGTGAATCTTATTTTAAAACGTACCAGTCTGTAAATTGGATATGTCCTAATGCAGAACGTAAGTAGAATAAGAACGTAATTCTAAACCGTAAGTTAGCACAGTTTAAAGGTATCTGGGGGTAAGTAAAAAACCTTTCATTTTTAACTACGTCAGTAGCTCAACTGGTGGAGCAGCGGTCTCCAAAACCGAAGGCTGTAGGTTCGATTCCTACCTGGCGTGCAAAATAAAAACAATTATGACAATGATCTATATGCAACATACTGCAGGACTTCTAGCAGCAAACGGGGTAGATATTGATATGTTACTTGTACAAGGTCAGCTTAAAGAAACAGAATCCGGAATTAGGTATTTAGTAATTTATTCAAAAGAAGAGGTTTTAGCATAAGGACTATTTATAACAGAATACTTTTACTAAAACATTTATGAAAAGAACTGAACTCCCGTTAACATTTGGACAAAAATTATCTGATCGAGTAGCCGAAGGAATGGGTTCATGGAAATTCATAATTTGGCAGACAATTGTAGTAGTTCTTTGGATGATTTTAAATGTTATAGGAATTTGTGCACATTGGGATCCTTACCCATTTATTCTACTTAATTTAGTATTCTCTACTCAAGCCGCTTACGCAGCTCCGATTATTATGATGTCTCAGAACAGACATAGCGATAGAGATAGACAGGCAGCAGAGGAGAACTATAAAAACAATGCTGAAGCTAAGTTAGAAGTAGAACAACTTCAGCAGCAACTAAGTATGATAGAGCTGGAAAAATTAGATAAAATAATTGCACTCTTGCAAAAATAAAGTTGGATTCTATTAAAAAAAGTCTTACCTTTAATTATAAGAACAAACAAAAACTGCTAGATGGTGGAACTGGCCTACACATCCCCCTGTCTCGGGGACGTAGAAAAAAGGAGTAACAACCTCTACTTGCTGGTTCGAATCCAGCTCTAGCAGCTAAAGTAAAATAAAGAAGTTATGAACTTAAATAACATAGAATATAGTGCTACTTAAAAAGTGTTAATTTTGACTAAAAAAAGTCAAAATAAAGTTGCAAGAGAGTAAAATTCTTCATATATTTATATATAATAAGAAAGCAATAATGCTCCTATCGTCTAAGGGTCAGGACGTCCGGTTTTCGACCGGCAAATTAGAGTTCGAATCTCTATAGGAGTACTTAACAAGCATCATTAGCTCAGAGGCAGAGCGGCGGTTTTCCAAACCGCAGGTCGAGATTTCGAAATTCTCATGGTGCTCAATTTAATTGCTCGATTAGCTCAACTGGATAGAGCAACGGTTTTCTAAACCGTAGGTTACAAGTTCGAGCCTTGTATCGAGTACGTAAAATATACTTCTAAGTAGCTCAGTGGTAGAGCAGGACACTGTTAATGTCTTGGTCGGTGGTTCGAATCCATCCTTGGAAGCTAGTACATAGGTATGTTAATTGTGTAGTTTCATTGCAAGGAAATTACGAGGTGTTCTAGAAGCCTTAAATTACATAAATGTATGAAGGTGGTAACAGTATATGGCGAGTACGCCCTGCGGGATGCAGGGAAGTTAGGGTTCGAGCCCCGTTACCAAACAGAGGAGAGATGGCAGAGCGGTTTAATGCAGCAGTCTTGAAAACTGCCGATCCTGCAAGGGATCCCAAGGTTCGAATCCTTGTCTCTCCGCAAACCTTAGGAGTAATTGCCCGAAGGCTGAGAGGTTCGAAACTCTCGGATATGATTATAGTGTATGGAGGCACAGTGAACTGGAGTACGGCGTAGACCGGAAGCAGGGATCAGGATTAGGGTTCGAATCCCTTTTAATCAGCAAATACTCTCCCGAATAGTCCAGCTGGTAGAACTATCCCCTTAATACGGGATGAGTCGACAGTTCGAATCTGTCTTGGGGGGAGTATATAGTTGGGTGGTGTAACGGTAGCACAACTGGTTTTGGTCCAGTTAGTAGAGGTTCAAATCCTTTCCCAACTTCTTTACAAAGTCCGTTGGCTTAGTTTGGTTAGAGCGTTGCCTTGTCACGGCGGAGATCATGGGTTCAAATCCCATACAGACTGTAAAATAACAAGGGGAAGAGTAAGCGTATCTCTTCGTAAGGCAGAGCCCTTACAGCCTGTTATTACACTATAAGCCCGAGTAGCTCAGCTGGTAGAGCAACTGACTTGTAATCAGTAGGTCGTAGGTTCGAATCCTATCTTGGGCTCTATTGCTATTTATTTAAAAATAAGCTGATGATAAAACTTAAAGATCTATTAGAAGATATAGGGACTACCGATAAGGATATACTTAAAGCCCTTAACATGCAATATGCTAATAAAATTGAAAAAGTCCCAGGACCATCTAAAGCACGATTTGAATTAAGATGGAAACAAGCCGGTAATGATATTCTAGCTAAACAGAAAGTCGTTAAGGATATGAAGATCTAATTACTTTAAGAAGTAATAAGAAGCTGACAGTCCAAAAAACGATACACTGTATTCGGAGGCAGTTCCTGAGTAGTAGAACTGGCCGAAATTAGCATTTAAATGTACTCTATTAGACAAAGAGTATTCTATACCAGAAGTAAGTTCTGTTAGCATACTATTCTTACAGTTGAAGACATACCCAAGCCCTACCGTTAAGGTATTTGTGAATCTACCTTGCTGAAATACATTTAAATTAGGCCTTACTTCAACATATATGGAAGTATCTCTACCAGTAGACTTAATCAAAGTAGTTTTACCGATATCAACCCCAGCAGAAAAAACACCCCACTGTCTCCCAAACTCAACTGACAAGTTTGACTTATCTAAAAATACTCCAGGAGTGTTAGTTACCGAATAGTATACTTCTACGTAATTAACGGCTTTCACAGTATCTGTTTGACAGAATACTTTATGCGAACATAGTAGAATTGTTAAAATAGCGAGTAAGGTAAATACGTGTTTCATTTTTTAAAAAAGAATTGATTCTCTTATAAATATCTTTCTAAAAGTTGTCTCTTTAAAAAACTATTCATATATTTAAGGTATATAAAGAAATAGGTTATAATGAGAGGTAAAAAACGAGAAGCAATACAGAGCGTGTACGGTTATGTAGCAATGGACAGTGACCTACAGGTATTTGCTGGTTATTCCAAAGGATATCCAATCTGGTCGTCAGATACGAACGACTGTAAAGAGATTAACGGAGATACGCATATACACTCCTTACGCAGGTGGTTCCCTGAAAAACAAATAGAATTAATTAAGTTATAAGAAAGAAATGGAAGCAATACTCCACATACCAGTACTATGCCCTGATTCAGCAGGACATTTAAACTTACTTAACATACTTCAATTACCAATTCAAGAACTAATTCAGATTTATAAATATGGCAGGATTAGGTATAAATAGGTGTGATATATTTCTCTGGTTAAACAAAGTAATAGAGTCATGTAATACTTGGGAACAGTTACAAGTATGTTCTAAACTAAAAGATCAATACTTCTCTCAATACTCTGTTGAGAAAGATATGCAAGATAATATTAAACATCAACTAGATAAAAAAGAAAAACAGCTAGGATTTGAATGAAAATAACAGTTATGGAGGAAATACTTTCAAAGAATTTTTTAAATAAATTTGGTAGTTACAGTTAATTTACTTATCTTTAGGAAGTAAAAAAACGAAAATAAAAAGTTATGACAAAAGAACAATTTAAAAAACAGTTTAATTTAACAGAAGATCAATTTTTAGGTAAGGAAGTAATTGAAGGTAATTTAGATCTCGACTCTGTTACTACTTTGCCCGAAGGGCTTAGTTTAACCGTAGGTGGTAGTTTATATCTTAGCTCTGTTACTACTTTGCCCGAAGGGCTTAATTTAACCGTAGGTAATAGTTTAGATCTTGAATCTGTTACCACTTTGCCAGAAGGGCTTAATTTAACCGTAGGTGGTAATTTATATCTTGAATCTGTTACCACTTTACCTAAAGATATTAGTTTAACCGTAGGTGGTAATTTACATCTTGAATCTGTTACCACTTTACCTAAAGATATTAGTTTAACCGTAGGTGGTGATTTAAATCTTGGCTCTGTTACTACTTTGCCCGAAGGGCTTAGTTTAACCGTAGGTGGTGATTTATATCTTCGCTCTGTTACTACTTTGCCCGAAGGGATTAGTTTAACCGTAGGTGGTTATTTAAATCTTCGCTCTGTTACTACTTTGCCCGAAGGGCTTAGTTTAACCGTAGGTGGTTATTTAGATCTTGACTCCGTTACTACTTTACCTAAAGATATTATTTTAACCGTAGGTAATAGTTTATATCTTTTCTCTGTTACTACTTTGCCCGAAGGGCTTAGTTTAACCGTAGGTGGTAATTTATTTCTTAACTCTAAACTAAAACAAAACCTAAAAAACTATACTAAATTAGACCTTACCAAACCAATTACTTTTCAAAACGGTAAATACATTAAAATAGATGGTATATTTACAGAAGTAGTAAATAAAAAAGGCAACGTTTATAAAGTTAAAAAACTAAATCAAACTAAAGAATTTTATATAGTTACCGATGGTAACGATAAATTTAGTCATGGTGAAACATTAAAAGAAGCTAAAGAAGATTTAATTTATAAAATTAGTTCTAATTTAGATAAAAGTAAATACAAAAGCTTAACTTTACAAAGTAAATTAACCTTCGAAGAAGGTATAGAAGCTTATAGGGTTATAACAGGAGCTTGCTCCTTTGGAGTAAAAGATTTTGTAACTACAAATAAAGTAAAGAAAACATCTTATACAATAGAAGAAATTATTAAATTGACTTCTAACAGTTATGGA